TTCGCGCGGTGGAACTCGCCCTTTTCATTGATCTGCGCGAGCGCCGGCGCGTCGGACAACTGCGCCCGGTTGATGGGCTTGAAATCCGCGGCCGTCACTTGCTTCGAGAGCGGCTGGAACGTCCGCGGATAGGCCTCGTACGCCATGCGGAGGGTCTTGTTGGCGACGTTGGCCAGGATGGCCGGGAAGTCGCTGGTCGACTCCGCGCCGAAGGTCTCGACTCGGCTCCCGTTGCCGCGCAGCGCCAGTTCGGCGATCTGCATTTTGTTCATGCCGCGGTGGCTGATGCCGCGGAGCGAGAGATACTCGCGCGACATCTCGAGCAGCGAGAAGCCGCGATACTCGCGAGCCAGGTCCTCATGCTTGCGCTGCACTTCCTCGCCGCAGCCGTTGAGGTAGTTGACGCCGCGCTGATCCTTGGTCAGGAACAGCTTCGGATTCGACCGCAGCAGCATCGCGCTCTGCATCTGTGCGAGCTTGGTCTCCTGCGCGTCCTGTCCGCCGCCGGTCACTTCGCCGCGAATCTCGAACGGCCGGCCGTTGGCGTCCTTTTGAGCGGCCGCCGAAAGCTCGGTCATGATGCTCTTGCGGGCATCGTCCACCGAAAGGCCGTCGCTGATCAGCTTGGCGGTGAATTCGGCCTTCATCTTGAAAGGAGCGGCCATCGTGCCGATATCAGCAACCCTCTGCCGCTCCGCCTTCACCGCATTCGCTGCGGACTCGTCGCGTGCAGCGGCGAGTTGTTTCTCGTCCATGTCCTTGGTCTCCTTCTCTTGGCGCGCCTCTCGGGCGCGTTGCGTTTCGTCGCCGCCGCCGGCGGACAAAAACTGTGTGCTGAAATCCGCCGGCACGGCGCACGGCGAGATTTCGAACGGCTCCCAGTCGGTAGCCGTGAACATTCCCATCTCGTTCGGGTTGGAATACACCGTATTGCCGCCGGCATGCTCCGTCGACGCCTGCGGGGGCGTCTTTTCCTTCTTGTAAATGAAGGTCCCGTGGCTCAGATTGCGGACGGCGCCGGTGGAGGCTCGGCGAAACATCTCCGCGCCTTCGGGCTTGGCCATATCGAACTTGAGCGTCGCGAGGCCCTTCTTGCCGTCGGCCCAGGCTTTCTGCACCACGCCGACCTGCGCATTGGTTCCGACCTTGCCCGCGATCAGCGATTTGAAATCGTCGCCGCTGAAGTGGGTGTCGAAGACGGGCGCGCCGGAGTTGAGCCGCTCCATGCGGCAGCCGGCCATGTCGAGAGTCAGCATGTACGGCTCGCCGGTATCGGGATCCCGCCGCGCCACCGGCTGGCCGCCATACCAGACGCAGTCGATGGTGCCGTCCTTCGGGTTGGCCGTGCTGGACTGGAATTCGGTGGCCTGGTCGCGATCGTTATTGGACGCGCCTGCGCCGAACTGCTCGGCATAGCGGGCGCTCATGCCGTAACCGCCTTCGGCGGCGGCGGAGGCCTTCAGGTCCGGCGCGGTCATGCCGGCGTCTTTGTAATGCGCGGCCAGGTGCGCATGGACGGCGGCCCTCTCGGCCTGGGGAATGTCGAGGCCTCCGCCGTTGAGCCGCCCCATCGCCGATTCGACGCCCTTTATATTGGCGGAACCGACCTTTCCGTCCTCACCCACGTTGTGATGCGGCAGCTTGTAGGCGGCCTTAGTTTCCGGGTCCTTATTCGGGTCGACCCATGTATGCATCTCGCGCAGCTCTTCCTTGGTGGGCTTGTCGCCGAGCCGCTTCAGATTCGCAGCGGCGTCCCAGGCGGTGACGTTATCCGTAGGGGTGTGCTTCACCGGGATCGCGACGAACTCTTCATCGGCCGCGGAGCGGAGATCCTCGGCGAGCTTCTTGGCCAGGTCGTCGGTGAGCGTGATGACACGCGCGCCCTCGGCCGAGCCTTCCGGCCCAGTGCGCGGCGCAGCGTCCAGCTCGCCCGCGAGCTCTTTCAGTTTTTTCTTGTTCATCGAAAACTCCTGCTATCCTGTCGGCGTGAACCGACGCGCATTTGGCAGACTCATCGCCGCCGCGATCGCTGGCCGCCGAGCCATCCCCGCCGAACCGCTACTCCGGCGCGGCGATTGCGTCGCTGTGAACTTCACCTTCGACCCGGCGTTCTTGGCCTCCATTACCGAACTTCGCCTCGGCGACCTGTCCGATTTGTTTCCGTTGCCAGAGCCGCCGTCGCCGGGAGCGATCGTGATCTTCAACCCAGGCGCGGGCTTCCGCTCAGCGCCTCACGATAGATACAGCCGCGACGTCTGCGACCAGGACCGATTGCCGTGCCGGACCGCGCTGTCGGACATGTAGTCCGCCTTGTAGTTCAGCTCCGCGATGGCCTGGCGGATCTCCTCCGGGCTGCGGGCGGAAAACGCGCTCATCCCTTGCGTGCCTTTCGCGCCGGGCACGGCCTTCGAATCCGGCTTGCGCTCCTCGGTGCCGGCCGGCTGTTCCTGGCCGCGGTCGGTGGTGTTCCGCGGATCGCAATCCAGAATGATTTCGAGCTTGTCCAGCTTGGCGTTGATGCGCGCGATCTCGGCGAGCTGCTGGTCCGGGTCGTAACCGTTCTGCGCGATCGCCTCCGACAGCGTCAGCACGCCCATGCGGATCCGCTTCAGGTCCGCCATGGTGTCCTTGAGCGGATCCACCGATTCAAACTTGGGCGCGGTCCACTGCGTCGCATACAGGTTCAGCTTCGGATCGTCGAGCGCCGAGCCCGGAATCCTGCCTTGCAGGATCAGCGTGTCGATGAAGCGCTTGCGCACAGGCTGGCCGAACATCGGCACCAAAGTCAGCCAGCGGTAACCCTCGATGGTCTGGCGGAAGCTGAGCATGCCGGCTCGATACGAGGAATAATTCACCTGCGACAGGTCGCCGGTCATCAACTCGTACGGCATGTTGATGCCGGCCGCGGCGCGCTGGCTTTCGGTCATCACGTATTCGCGGTAGCCGCCCGCCGCCGCTGGGTTGTTAAACTTCACGTCCTGCCCGATCTTGAGGTACTCGATCATGCCAGGCTGGAAGGTCTCGATCTGCTGATCCTTCATCAGCGGATCCGTGCCCTTGACGCCGAGCGGGGATCCCGACATTCCCTCGGCCTGGGTCACGAATGCCGTTACGCAGGCTTCGATCTTCTTGCGCACGCCCTCCGCGTCGCGATAGTCGTCCAGATCGCGGAGGCACATCATCGACGGCGCGACCCACGGAAAACCGCGGACCTGGCCGGGCCGGAACTGGCGGTAGATGTGCATGATCTGCTCGGCCGGCACGGGCTGGCTGATGATGCCACCGCGCGGGTTGAGGATCAGCACGCCACCGGGGTGATACGAGAACAGCCAGTAGGCGATGCGCTCCCCCATCTCGTTGAACTGCACGCCCTGCATGACGTGGCCATTGACCAGTCCCATGGTGCGGGTCTGATCCAGGAAATCGGCCTCGAGCAACTGGAGTTGCAGGGGCACGCGCAGATTGGCCTGCGGCAGACGCGGCCGGTAGCGGACGATGCCTTCGCCGCTCTCCGCGGTGGAGCGCAGCATCAGCGCCTGCATGCCGTAGAAGTCGAGGCGCTGCGGAGTGTCGCACTTCTCGACGAAGTACGGCCACTCGTTATCGATGGCCTGGTTCAGCTTGTCGTTCCCGGTCTTGGCCTGCGGCACGATGCCGGTGCCGACTGTATGCCCGACCAGCTCCTCCAGCGCTTTCGCGGCGTGCGGATTGTTGCGCACCAGGTCGCGCGAGCGGTTGCGCAGCCAGATGAGCGCGCCCATCAGCTCGACGTTGGCGTCGGTGGAGGGAGCATACCAGCCGTGAACGCGGCGGCCGGCGGTGGCTCCTTCATAGCCGAACTTCTCGCGCACGGCGCGGGCTTCGAGCTTGGAAGCGAATTCGAGAGCGACGCGGTTGCGGAGCCTCTTTAGAGCTACGCCCGGGGCGACGGCCCCGATCGCGCGCTCGACGAAATTCATTATGGTAAATCAGACCCTTGGTAAATCAGACCCTTGCCGCCGTTTTGCCGGTGGCTTGCGGCGTTTCAAATCCAGTCCGGTGATCCAGTCCGCGGAGTCTTCGAAGGGATCATCGCTTTCGGGCAGCGTCTCGGGTGGCATCTTTCGCCTTGCTGCCGTCGAAGAGTTCCCGTGTTGGCTCGGCTCCTTGCTGCTGCGGCTTCGGCCGCTTGAATCTGAAGATGTGGCCGTCGCATGCGACCAGCTCCCAGCCCTGCGCGCCGAGCTCGTTCATGCGCGCCTCGGAACACTGGCCCTCGACCTTGTACTCGAATTGCATTTTCGTCACCACGTATCGAAGAGACGGCCGGCTCCCTGCGGACCGTCGCCGCGCTTGGTCTGACCGAAGGCGCAGCGAGTTTCGGATTGGCCGCCCATCTCGCGGAGCAGGTCCTCGCCGGCGGCGATGGCCTTCAGGATGGCCTCCGTGTTCTGGAACTCCTGCGACTTGCCATCCGCGAACGTGACCTTGAGCGTGCCGGAGAGCATCGCGAGGCGGAGGGCGTCGAGCGCGCTCTGCACCTGCGCCTGGGTCAGGTTGGTTTGGATGGCCATGGTTATCCGACAAGCTTCTGGAAGAGGAACCATCCCGCTTCCCAGGCAGTGAGCAACCATCCCAGACGCCAGCACGCCCTGGACGGCCCTACCTCTTCCTTGGGATCGTAGAATCGCACCAACAACAGGAACCCGACGAGCATGTGCGCAATCGCTTCATAGGTCCCTTCGACCGTGGGGATCGAGGTCAGCCGCGGGGTGATCCAGATACGGCCAAGCACGGCCGCCGCGAAGAGAACGCAGAGCATGTGTTTGAATTTCATTTGTTGAACCAATTCCTCTTCGGAACCCACGGCTCGCGCCGCTGCTCCTGCTGCTGCGCCGGCGCCGGCGCGGCCGGCTTCTTGTCCGGATCGATCGGCGTGAGCGCCACTTCAAACGCTCGCCACCAGTCCTCTCGGAACAGGTTGCGGTCGATGCCCACGATCGCGGCGGCGCCGCGACCGTAAACCTTCAGGTCGAGCGGCTCATTGCGGCGGTTGCCGATCTTCTCCCACTTAACGTCGACGCCGTTCTCCTTGAGCACCCGCTTCTCCGAGCACAGCCCTTCGAAGTAGCTCCGCGCGTAATCCGGCAGGTGGTAACAGCCGGGCACGGCCGAGTCATCATGGCTCGGCTTTACGTGGCGCAGCAGGTCGTAAATCTCCTGCTTGATGCAATGCGTCCCGATACCGACGATGCGGATGCCCCGGCGCTTCTGCGCCGCGTTCTCATTCGAGACGCTCGAAATCACGCGCAGCGCGTCGTCCGACCCCTTGATGGGCACGACGCTGCGGATGGCCACCACGGCGATCCCCGCGGGTCCATACGCCGGCTGCGGATGCTTCAGCGCGAATTCATACACAGGCTTCGGCCGCGAGCCGGTGTCGATGGCCATCAGCAGGATCGCCATCGTGTGGCCGCTCTCATGCTGGTAGTCCCGCTGGAGCACCTCACGATCGAGCTTGTCCCACAATTCCGGCGACGTCACCGACATGGGCTGGCCGGCCGAATCGAGGTGCTGAAGCACGCGATAGTCGATCGACCAGTTCTCTCGGTTGCGGCCCCAGGCGACCACTTCCACTTCGAGGCGCGGCGGGTTGTCCTGGACGTCCACCGTCGCGGTCAAGAAGAGCCCGCGCTGCGGCACGACGGCGCGGTCTCCGAACGGATATTTCTCGCGACGCGCGAAGAGGATCTCCTCATCGGGCGTTTCGCCTTCCTCCTGCCAGAGCTCGGCGAGGGTGCAGTTGACGAAGGTCTTATAGCGCTGCCGGTCGCCTTTGCACTTCTCATACTGGGACACGATCTCGGCCAGCTTCTTCCACGGCGAATAGAGATGCGAAATCCAAAAGCCGGCGGTGCCGCGGAAGGGCGCCTCGGCGCGCCATTCGGCCTGCTCACAGGCGGCTAACCGCTCGTCATCATTCCAGAGGGCGCGGCAATGGGCGCACTCGTAGGCGGCCGGCGGCCCGAACTTGACCTGGCCCCAGGTGAGGACCTGGAACTCGCCGCAGGAGGGGCACGGAACCCAGGGCTTGCGGCGATCACTCTCGTGATACGCCTTGCCGATGCGGCTGCGGCCGAGGATGGTCGGCGTGCAGCACAGCACCCGCTTTTTGCGCGGGCCGAAGGTAGCCAGACACTCGGTGGCGATATCGACGGGATCGCCCTCGACACCGGCGCTCGCCAGGTACTTGTCTACCTCGTCAAACAGCCCATCGCGATAGGTGCTGCCGGCCAGGCCACTCGGCGAGATCGCCCCGATGATGCGCAGCGAGCCGCCCGGAAACGTCTTTTGCAGGATCGTGTTCGCGGTGCTGCGACCCTTGGCGGCGGCGACCTTGCCGCGCAGGGCGAGACAGTCCCGAATCATCGG